GTATCTAATATTAAGTATGAGAGCAACATACAATTGGTTATTAGTGTGAAGAATGTAGTTTGTTTATATTGGGGTAACAAGTATAAAGTAGAGTATGTAAANATTCTNTACAATATGATACAAAGACATTTAACTATACCACATAAGTTTATCATTTATACTGAACACACTAAAATGCAAAAATTAGTGAAAGGTGATAATGTAGAAGTAAGAAAATTACCATTCCACGACTATCAAGGTTGGTGGAACAAACTAACATTGTTTAGTCCTGAAGCAAACCTAGAAGGCGATAGTTTATACTTTGATTTAGATGTAGTAATTACAGACAACATAGACAGTTTCTTTACATATGAAAAAGACAGTAAGGTTGTATTGATGAGAGATTTCAATTTAACTACACAAGGTTTCAATTCAAGTATAATGAGATTTAATAACGAAGTAATGACACCTTGCGTGTGGGACCTATATCAATCAGAAAAGAAAAGATTTGATAGACTACAAGGTGACCAGAATGTAATAACAGATTGCATTAAACAGGTACCAGATAAGTTTAAGATATATCCAGACGAGTGGACATTTAGTGCTAAATGGTACGATAGATATAATCCTAGATTTAAAAGAAGTCAATGGAACTTTAAACAATATCCAGGTGCTAAAGTCGCAGTATTTCACGGTAAACCTGATCCTCTACAACTTGTTAATCCACACCCATACGAATCATACGATAAAGATACCATTGCTTGGGTGAAAAACCATTGGAAATAAAGGGTGTTCTCCTTTTGTTCTCCTATACACATCAAAAAACACAGTAAAATCAACACTTATTAACGCTTGACTTTTAGCGCCAATGTGATATTATAATAGTATATGAACATCACAAAACAATTAGGTATGATCCTCTTAAAAAAAAGACTTGCAAATGTTAACAAAGTATGTTATAATAATTCTACAATGTCAATGTTTGAACAACATCAACTAATTAAAAAGATGAATAAGAATTTAACACTAACACTAACAAAGGAAAAAACACTATGTCAAAAGTAAAACAATGGGCAGAAGATACTGCCGAAAAATCAGTAGATACAATCTTAAAATTTTATAAGAATAAAACTATTGATATGAATGAAACAAAAGATAAAATACTTGCAGTTGATAATGTTGCAATGCTAGGTATTGATTCAGAAAATGTTGAAGAAGTAATCCAGGAGAATGCTTAATGAGTAAAAACAGTAAAACTTTTAATGTATGTTATTTAAGAGAGTATATGGATCCTGAATATCAAGGTGAGTTCTTTTATGCTTATGAAACTGTTTACAGAAATGTACCAGAAAAGTTTAGAAAAAACTTTACTGAAAAAACTAAACTAAAGATAGTTAAGTTTTTAGATTGGAATTTCAAAGAAACTGCTACTAACTTTGCTAAGACAACTAAAGTAGAATTGATAGATCAGAAACAATACTATCAAACATACGAAGATGTATTCGGTGATACTGCTGATGGTAATAAAAATATGTGGTATGACTATGGTCAATCATACGATAGACAATCTTTAAGAAAAGATTTCAATGTCAACTTGACTAGAAAAAATGTAATGAGATATAACGATAAGAGGATCAACTAATGAAATACAACGAAGATAAAATTATAAAAGAAATATCAGATTATATCAAATCAACCTATACTGAACATTATAGTACAACGAAAGATGGATTTCAAGTACAAGATATGTTAAGACATTTAGGTATTGATAAAGATTTCTGCCAGGCAAATGCAATTAAGTATCTTGCTAGATTCGGTAAGAAGAACGGTAGAAACAGAAAAGATTTATTAAAAGCAATTCACTATATCGTATTGCTAATGAGTAGTGAAAATAACAAGTAGGAGGACTAATGCACAAACAACCACAAACAGATATTTACACATTTAAACAAGATGTAGGTAAAAATCTATACAGAAAGAAAACATATTATACTCTTGTTGTAGAACAAGATGTATTAGCAAAAGACAAAGATGAGGCAGACCAAAAGTTTTTAGACTTTGGTGGTATCAATCACAGTAAGATAGGTAAAGATATGACGGATGCTAGTGATGGTGTTGAAACATATATGGTAGACGCTAACTACACAGATTCAGATACAACGAAGTATTTGGGTAAAGTGAGTTGGGATACTGATACATACAATCAAACACTAGAAGAAGCAAAAGAGGCTGAAGATGTACATATTGACACTTACGCTGACGAGGTAGAAGTTATGACACCTGAAGAAGAAGATAAGAACGCAGGTGTAGTGAGAGATAGTGATGGTAATGTATTACCTGAAACTACATTTACTGATAAAGAATTATCAGACATTGATACTTCACTTAATTTAGACGCAGAAAGTTTGAGAGGTAAGTAATGGTAGATATTTTAGGATATTCTTCACACGATTGGAGAAAACATACGGATAATGCTGTAGTTGTAGGTGCTCAGAAAATGCTACCTGTAAACGATTGTAAAGTATTCTTCACTCACCCTAAAACACTTAAAGATACGGAAGTTGATTTATCTAGGTTGATAAGAGTATTTGTAAACAATATTGAAACTCACAAAAGGAGTGTAAAATAATGGATATGCTATTACTTGTTGTACTTGTATTATTATGTGCTTATGTTATTTCAGATTGGAAGACAAAAGTTGCATATATCAAAGACTTAATTAATACAACTTTAGGTAGAAAATAATGTGTGATAAAGAGTGCGTGGTGGGTACGAATCATCAATCCTCGGTCATCCTCGGACGATTAAATACTGAAAAATCGTTGATTTTACTCACTTTTTTAATGCTTGACTTTTAAGACGAATTATGATACTATTAAGAGATAAACTAACAAAAACAGAAGGAAATATACACTATGTCATTTAAATACGATAAAGATAACTTGTTCAAAGAATTTGATGTTGCTAAACAAAAAGATATTGCTCTATCTTCATTTACAGAAATAGAAGACAAAGAGAATGACTTTTATACTAATAGAGTACAATTCTTAAACGACCACATAAAACTACAAACGACAAATCCATCTTATTATTCAGAATTAGATATTGACTTTAACGCATTACTTAATGCTTACAAGACAACTGATCCTAGAGAAACCTTTTATCAATTAGGTTTCGGTATGTCTTATGCAGAAAAAAGAGCAGAGTCAGTACCAACATCTGTAAACGATTAATGAAAAAAGTAAAAGAGAAATATAAAAAAATCAATAGTCCGTCTATTATGAAAACCTACAAAGGTTTCAATCTACCTAATTTGCAGTTAGATATAAACGGACTAATAAGAAATTCTATACCAACAAGTGATAGAATCCCAGGTGCTTGTGTTAAGAGAACTTTACCAAAAGTACAACTGCCTGCCGGTAAAACGATCGGTATTGCTTACAACAAAGGTAATTATCAAGTTGTAGATGTATCCGATTTTAAATCAATGGGAAGGAAAGTATGAAGAAACTATTATTAATATTATTCTTTGCTGCTGTATTCAGTTTTCAACACTACGCTGAATCATTAGCAGACGAAAAGAAAACAATAACACCACAAGAGTTTGGTACAGCGATTGCTGAAACACCAGGCAAACTTGTAAACTTTATTGGTGCTGAAGTCAACAAGACTAAAGAGTATCAAAAGAAAACTTGGTCAAAGACTATGCAGACTTGGCCGTGGAACAAAATCTTTAAAAAAGGCGATAGTCAATAATGCCTTACGGTGATTTTGTATGTACGAGTGCCAATGACGGTACTCATTTATTCAGACCTATTACTGCTAGAGCACAAACGCTTTGGCAGGAAAAAGGTTTCAATAATTTTGTAGTTGATAATAACGAAGACTATTATATTGTTAAAAGTGTGAATAGTCAGAAAATTTGTGATGAGATTAGAAAAAATAATATGGATTTCACTAGTTAGTTTATTGCTAACTAATTGTGCCAATATAAACAGATCCGAAGTAGGCGCTGCCTTAGGAACAGTAACAACAACGAGTGGTTGCGTTTCATTAGGGATAGACAATCCTTATGTGATTGCTGGTTGTGCCGTTGCAGGTGCCTTTGCCGGTGCAGAAATTATGTACAAGTCAGATTATGATGTACACAACGCTGTATTTGTAGATCACTTAAACAATGGTCCAGGTACACAAAGTTATACTAACTGGTATAATCAAAAGTCAGGTAACTCTGGTGTTATTAAAATATCCAGATCNTACCTAGAAGGTCCTTTCAAGTGCAAGGATTATGATTCCACTATTGATATATCGAATCAATGGCCGTTAATAGGTGTAGGTGGTGTGAATAGAAGAGTCATATTCGGTACTGCTTGTCAAATGCCAGATGGCAGATGGATTGAAAAACCAACAATGGTAAAAAAATAATGAGAAAAATAATTTTAATTACAACCTTACTGTTTATAACATCTATAATAATAAATTATGCTTATGCAGGTGAGAAAATATTACATAGTAAGATTGTATCAATACAACCAGAAAAAACAGATGGTCAGTATTGTTTTATTAAAGTAGTCATTAAACAAAAAGGTGACGAAATAATCAAAGAAGAAATTTTGGAGTGTGCTGATGGTAAAAAGGGTATAGAAACACCAGGTTATTGGGAACTATATGCTCAGTTTTATTATAGAGAAACCACTACTCCAGAATATTGCCGATATTATACTCGGCCAGAGCACGCCTTGAGGTCGTTTGGCAAGATGTGTTTAAAAATAAACGGTGAATGGGAGGTAGAATGATTAAAAATTTAATCATAATCGGACTCTTTACAATTGTTGTAACTCAAACCGACATTGGTATTAGTGATGTTTTTAACTATGTTCAAATGGGGCTTGACAAAATGCAAGAATTGTTATATACTATGAAAAGGAGTGTGTAAAATAGATGATGAAAAGTAAAATGAAGATATTAGGAGTATTAGTTATGTCAGTATTGCTGACTAATTGTGCTGCTAATTATAAGATAAAGAAAGAGTCAGGCAACAAAGTTGTTGATAGTGTACCGAAGTGGTATATGGCTGACATAAATGAGTCGAAGGCGTGTGAAATCAAAATGTTTGGTAAAGACAAAGATAGAGTTTGTATCTATGGTGTTGCCACGGCAGTATCGCCAGACTTAAACCTTGCGATTGAGAAGGCAAAAATGCTTGCTAAAAGTGAACTTGCTGATATAATCAAAGGGGAGATGAACAAAGAGTCAAAACAATTCATAACTGAACTTGGTAAAACAAATACTAAATCTGTTGTAACTGAAGTTGAGTCTGTATTAGTGAATGTTATTAAGAACACAAAAGTTAGAGGATATGAAATCTTTGAACAAGATGTGACCTTAACAAAACAAAACTATTACCGTGCTTGGATTGGTTTAAGACTTCCTCTAGGTGAATACAATAAAATGTATAACTTCACTATTGAAGAAGCTGTTGACGCTTATAATTTAAAAGAGAAGGCTAATCTTGCCTATAACAAACTTTTAGAGAGTGAGAAATCAGATGACAAAAATAGTAATATACAGTAAAGATAACTGTACATATTGTACCAAGGCCAAGAGTCTTGTAAAAAGACTTGGCCTTGACTACGAAGAAAAGACAATGGAATCATTTGAGTCTGTTGATAAGATGTTAGAAGACATTGGTAAACAGGTAAGACAAATGCCACAGATTAAGATTGACGGAGAACTAATAGGTGGTTACAATCAACTTGTAGAATATTTTGAAAAACAAGGGAAAGTAAATTTCAAAGGTGAAACAAAGTAATATAATGGCAGACGATAAGATCATACAATTTCCTACTAATAGGATTATTAATGATAGAAGTAGAGAACTTGATACTCAAAGAAAAAAAATGGGTGAGAAAGTTGCCAAACAAATACAAGAACAACAAACTAAACAATTTGTAGAAACTGCTGTTGATGATATTAGTATGAAACTATTGAAAAGTTTTGTTGACTTAGCAATGAAAACTAATAATCCTAACTTTACAAAAGACTTAGCATTGTTAGTAGATGTAATGCGTGGTATGATTTATAGAGATTTTGAAATGCCACATCCTGCTCAGAAATTAGCAGATAAGATGGTTAAGTTAAAAACAAATCAGGCAGGTACAGTATCAGCAAAATTAGATTATGCTGATGTATTAGAGAAACCTGCTATGACAAAACCTATTTCAGGTGATGTTAAAAAAGAATTAAAGGATCTAAATGATACACTAGGGTTTTTTGAACCTGAAGGAGATTTAGATGACTAAACAAATTGCTCAAGCAATCGCCGTCCTGGTTGTAAAACGGTCAGAAAGAGAGGGTTTAAACAATGTTTAAATTTTTATTTAATAATAACAAAGAAGAAGGAGATATAGTTATGTCAAATACAAAACTATCTAAAACGCA